CGCGCTGGTGGTGATCTTCGTGATTACTGCCTTATGCGGTACAGTGATAATCCTCACCGGGTCCTTTCAGCCCGGGAACCAAACCCAATTAAGGGGAGAGTTATATGAAAGGCAAGCGCAAGCAAGCCAACCAGCAGCGCCCGGCCGTGAGGCTGGATCCGGGTACGACTTACGCCCGGTTGCTGAGTAGCTTAATGACCGATCTCGCGATCGACCCGATACTGCAGCGTCGTTACAACGGGCTTGCCCGTAGCCGCAGCTATGCCACGCTCGTTCGCGAAGCTGGTACACTCACCAAACAGATGTACGGTGATCCGGAAGAACACTTCCGCATGTACCAGCTGGCATTCTTTATCACCAAAGCGCCCTTTGTCGACCCGGGGTTGAACCCCCGGCAGGCAGCAATTGACGGTTTTATGTCAACTGAGAGGCGCAACAGGATCCTGAACACAAAGTTACGACGTGTCCATGGGGTCCTTAAAGGTGTGCGGTACTGCCCTCCTGAAAACTGGAGGCACCTCGAGTGGATACCTCGCGCGCGACGTTTAATAGCTCGCGTGCTCGGCCCACTGGATGTTAACGAGGTGTACCGCGAATGTTACTTTGGCGACGGTAGCTCGAACGGTTGTTCGGGCAGCAGGACGCATGTAATTAATAAGATGCGCAACCTGACCTGTACGCCTGTGGCCTTACCTTACCTTAAAGACGCCTTCGCTGCCAATGCGCAGACAAGGAGGATCATCGTCGGTGACGACGTTGGTCCCCTCCCCGCTGAAGCCGGAGAAATCTGGAACAAGTGGTTTGAGGAAAATGTCAGGCTGGTAAGCCACAATGAGGTCGATTTTGTTCGAAAGAAAGCGGAGATTGATCGCGTCATCGCGAAAGAACCAAATGGCAACGGGTTTCTTCAACTCGGAGCCGGCTGGGTCATAGCGAAAAAGCTTCGACGCGTACACATCAACATCCAAGATCAGATGCCCAACCAGCTTTTCGCACGGTTCGGCTCTGAGTGTTACTTGGACGTAAACGCACCCGCTACGTTGGATTTGACTGATGCCAGCAACTTTCCACGCTGGCTTGTTAAACTCCTCCTTCCTGAAGATTGGTACGAGTTATTGAACTCCTTACGGAGCCCCTCGTACACGTTGGATGGTTGCACCCCTCGATCGCACGAATTGTTCGCGTCGATGGGGAACGGGTTCTGCTTCCCTTTGGAAACCCTTATGTTTTGGGGTATATGCCGCAGTGCTTGTGACGACTGTGGCGTTGGGCCCTTGGCAGTTTACGGTGACGACATTGCCCTCCCGAAAGGGGCGGCTCTGTTGGCCATCGAGCGACTGACTTACGTGGGACTTCGAATTAACACAGCGAAGTCGTTTACCCACGGGCCTTTCCGTGAATCATGCGGGGCAGATTTCTACGCAGGTACTGATGTGAGGCCTTTCGTCCTCGATTTTGTGCCTTCAATGGTGCAAGACTTGGTTAAAATAGCCAACGGCCTACAAAGCCGCGGGCGGGAGTTTCCGTGCACTGTTAAAACGTGTATAGAGCTCACGCCTCGTGAAGTGCTGTTCCTGAAGCCGCACCTAACCGGTGCGGTGGACGATGCGATCCTAGTGCCTGAAGATGTCTTCATGGGCTCCGGGATAGCGACCAAGTGGGATAACGCTCGCCAAGCCTGGAACTTCCGGGTATGGCGCTCTGAATCCCAAGGCGAAACACCACAGCTCCCGGAATCTTGGGAGCTGCTTGCCTTATATCACGGCACTACTACCTCTCGAAAGAGGGATTTGGTTGCCGCTGGTCTTTGGGCGCGTC